TACTATAAAACTTACCGGAGGTGGCGGCTCAGGAGCTACAGCAATAGCCAAACTAGGAGTAAACGGAACAGTAGCAAGTGTAGAAGTTACAAATAAAGGAAGCGGCTACATTACAGCACCTACATTAACACTTACAGGAAGCATATCAGAAACAGGTAAAAATGCAAAACTTAGTGCTATATTAGGTGATGGATTAACACGTGGAATAACAAATGTTGTAAAATTTGATAGAGTTAGCAGAGATTATTCTTTTACGTCAATTAACGAAACAGAAACATTTGCTGGAACAGGATCAAAGTACATATTTGAACTTACTTGGCCTATGGATTTAAAAAATACAAATGTAACTGTGACTGTAGACAACATAGAACTTTTAAGAAGCGAATATACATACAGAAATGTAGAAAATACAGAAAAAAGCTATACCAGATATCACGGACAAATTACTTTGTCTGAACCTGTAGCTGTCAACACAAATATAGTTATTGCATATAAAAAAGCAGTAAATTTATTGACTGCCCAAGATAGGATAAACATTGCATATGACCCTCAAACAGGACAATTTGCAAAAGATTTAGGTCAATTAATGGATGGTGTTGATTACGGTGGTGTTCAAGTTAAGAGCTTTGACTTTGGTGGACCTACTGGCTGGGATACAGGTCCGTGGTTTACAAGTGAATACGATACATATGATACTACCTATGAAGATGAAGTTTTTAAATTAGATGGAAGCACAATTACACTTACTTTGAACAAACCTTTAGAAAGTGGTGTCACATATAATCTTTATAAAAATGGCGTTAGATTAGATGATCCAGATTGGGTAGACGATAGCACTCAATTTACAAACCCTAATGCAATCATGCGTTCCATAATAGGTGACGGAACACAAACAGTGATTGAATTAGATGAGCTTGGCATTCAAACAGCTGCAGATGATGAAATTGTAATACGTAAATCAACTAGTGACGGTAGTTTCCTTCCTATACCAGGTAGCTACGATACACTAATTGAAGGCGGCCAACTAGATTACACAACTGCCCAGGGTATACTAGCAGAAGAAATTAACATTGACGGTGACGGATTTGCAACGCCTACAAACAGTGGCGGCCCTGATGAACAATTACCTGGTAGAGTTTTTGACACAGTAGATATAAAAGTTTATGAAAGACCAACTAGTGGGTCGAGTCAAATACATAGCCGTAATTACGTAGGTGACGGTGTTACTACAGAATTTGGAATAGGAACAGATCCTATTTTAGATAAGAATATATTTGTAAAAATTGACAACGTCATTCAAACTGACTATACTATAGATAACACTACAGACAAAGTAAAATTTACAACGGCACCCTCTGCAAATTCAAACATAAACATTATAACACTTGATTATAGTGGATCCAATATTTTAGACTTAGACGAGTTTGTAGCTGATGGAAGCAGTGCTGATTTTCTAACAAATATTACATACACAAACAATTTAAGTAGCTTAGTCACAATAGACGGAAAGCGTGTAGAGCATGTAATTACAAAAAGCAATGCAACATATGCAGCAGAAAATAGAATTGTTATTAGATTCTCTGAACCACCAGTTGCAGATGCAGTGGTTAAGTATGCGATATTTGAAGGCGATATACAAAACTTTAGTGCAGTTACTATAGATGAATTTGATGCTGACGGAAGCACTACTGTATTTGACTTAACACAGACTCCGTTCACACAAAAACCTTATGAATGGTTTACTATTGTGCAAGTCAATGATACTATATTAAATGCTGGATATTCACAAAAATATATTATGACTGATAGTAAGGAATACCAGCTTAAATTATGGCAAGTTCCGACCGGAAGTCTACGATCAGGCCAATTAAGAATTTATCTAAATGGTCAAGAACTTACTTACATACAGGACTGGACATTTACAAGTGCAGGACAATTCAATCCTGCATTAGATGATGATGAACAATTAGGTAGTGCAATATTGCTAAATGCAAACGTAGGTTCTGCAGGCGATATTTTAAGAGTCTATGTTGTTGGTCAAGAAGATAGCACAGCCAGCGGCGGCGATTATAGATACGGATATTATGATAACGATAACAATTTTGTAGAAGATACTAGTAGGTTATACATTTATTCAACACTAAACGAGAATGATAAAGTAAAAATATATCAGTTTAGTAACCATGATAGTCAAGGCATAGAAAGACAGAGTTTAGATGTAGTTGAACGCACTTTGCTGTCACCGGGCGTAAATGCAGGTAGACAAGTGTTTACACTTGACGGCAGTACAGCAAACTTAAATCTTAATCCGCCTCTTACAATAGGTAAAAACTATGCTGTATATTTAAATAATGTTAGAATTGATGATTTTAATTACAACACACCACAGCAAGTTAACAATAATGCAATAATACAAACAATAGTAGGTGCAGAGCAAACAGTTTTAGATTTACAAGTGTTAGGAATTGCAACAGCAACAGATGATGTTATTGAATTAGTTGAACTTGGTGGTTCTATAACACCTGATGACGGCACAGCTGATTGGTACGAACTAAGACAGCTCAGAGCGGGTTATGTCAACTTACAAAGTCCAGCAGTTGATGATCAATACGTTTGGGTAGTTAAGAATGGTAAACTATTAGATCCTTCTGTAGATTATGTTATAACACCAAACAAAATGCGTATTAAATTGACAGATACTCTCAGCGAGAATGACACTATAGAAACATTCCATTTTGCTAAAGAAAGTTTAAAAAATAAGTTTGGATGGCGCCAGTTTAAAGATATTTTAAACAGAGATATTTATAAAAGACTAGACGGAACACAGAATTACAGACTGGTTGAACCGCTAAATTATAATGACAAGGTAATTGTTGTTGAAAACAGCACCAATCTACCAGATCCAATTCCAGGATCTAGGTACCCAGGAGTAATATTTATAGATAAGGAACGTATAGAATATTTCAGAAAAAGTGGAAATGTGCTTACACAACTTAGAAGAGGAACTCTTGGTACAGGAGTGAAAGACACTTATCCTGTGGGAACAGAATTTTACGATCAGAGTCAAACTTCGTCGATGCCGTACAAAGATGAAATAATAACATCTACATTTACTGCTGACGGAACTAGTAACACATATGAACTTGACTTTACACCTAATAGTGTAAATGAATTTGAAGTTTTTGTAGCAGGTCGCAGACTTAGAAAAACAACACTAGAATCATACCAGTTAGATACAACTTTAAGAACAACATATGCAACATCAACTGAAGTAATAAGCCAAGATAGTCCTGAAGGTGATGTTACATTACCGGCAGAATTTAGCATTTCAGGCAGTAGCTTGACATTGCTTGAAACACCAGGAGAGAATCAAAAAGTAATAATAGTGCGTAAACAAGGTAGACTTTGGAATGATACAGGAACAGCGTTAAGTAATGCTGATAGCGATATTAGTAGATTCTTGAGATCCACAACAGTTGACTTACCCTGATAAATAACACAGTAGGACATAAAAATGAATGATAATCTAAAAGAAAAAAATGGTATACTAATTAAAGGTCATATAAAGATATTTGATCCTGAGACTAAAGAAGTATACATTGATAAAAATAATGCTATTCATTACGAAAACATGAGTATAGCGTTAGCCGACAGTGTCGGAAATAGAGGAAATGGCTGGATTTACGAAATGAGTTTTGGTAATGGCGGCACAAGTGTGGATCCTACAGGTATTATCACTTATCTAACTCCTAATTCTACAGGAACAAATGCAAGTTTGTATAATCAAACTTATACTAAAATTGTAGATGACAATAGTGTAAACAACACTGATCCAGTAAGAAATAAAATTGAAACACGTCACGTAAGTGGTACAAATTACACCGACGTTCTAATAACTTGTTTGTTAGATTACGGTGAACCAAGTGGGCAGGATGCATTTGATACTGCAACAGATCAAAACAGTTTATATGTATTTGATGAACTAGGACTTAAAGGTTATAATGCAAGCGGCACAGGAAATTTATTAACACACGTTGTATTCCATCCTGTACAGAAAAGTTTGAATAGGTTAATTCAAATTGATTATACTGTCAGAATCCAAAGTCTTGCTGGCACGGTTGGAGAATAATAAATGGCATATACAATAGCATATACTGACCAAGCTAACAAAGGTACAATAACTGTTGAAGATAATACTATCAATACAGAGACATCATTAGGACTACCTGGTAGAAACACAACAGCATATGGTACAACTATTGCTACAAATTTTTTGCATTTGTTAGAAAATTTTGCAAGTGCTACAGAACCTTCAACACCTGTTGAAGGACAGTTATGGTATGACACAACACCCGGCGTAGAACAATTAAAGGTATATGATGGAACAAATTGGGTAGCAAGTGGCGGACTAAAAAAAGCAACTACTGCACCGCAAGCAGGGCAAAGTTTAATCGGAGATCTTTGGGTAGATACTGATAACCAACAATTATATTTGTTTAGTGGTTCAGGATGGGTATTAGTAGGTCCTAACTTTAGTGATGGATTAGTCACAGGTGCCACACCTGTAAGTATAATAGGAACAGATGATGTTACATATAATGTTTTACAAATTGAAGTAGATGCCAAACCAGTTGCACTTATAACAACCCAAAGTTTTACACCAAAAGTTGTTATTCCAGGATTTAGCACACTTAATCCGGGATTCAATCTAAGTGCGAATAACATTACAGGTAGCGGCGTACCTAAATTTTATGGCACCGCAGAAAAAGCCGAGGGGTTAATTGTAAGTGGAAATACTATCGCTGCTGGAAACTTTTTAAGAGGAGATGTAACAAGTACAACAGCATTTCCTATTAATGTCCAAAACAACACAGGAATAAACTACGGCATTAATGCTGAAATGAATATTGGTGTTGAAGGAAATGCAGGTGTATTCCAACATAACATTGCTGGCTCATCAATGGACTTCAAAGTAAAAAATGACGGCATACTTAAAAATGTTTTAAGAATAGACAGTGATTTAAAAATTGGTATTAACAATGTTGCTCCAGATCAAGAATTAGATGTCACAGGCAACATACAAGCAAGCGGACTTATCAACACAACATCAACTGTAAATAGTACAACATTCTCTAATGGTAGCATTAGGACTGCAGGTGGATTAGGTGTTGCACAAGATACAAATATAGGTGGGCAACTTAATGTAACCGGACTCACAACTACTAGAAATATAGTACCTAACGAAAACAATACAAAAGATATTGGTAGTACAACCTTAAAATATGCAAGAATGTATGCAACAACTTTTATAGGCAATGTTACAGGTAACGTAAGTGGTACAGTTTCGGGTAGAGCAGGAAGTTCAGATAGATTAACAAGTGCAACAACATTTAGATTTGCTGGAGATATAACAGCTGATGACACTGTATTTGATGGACAGACAGGCGGCACACTAAAAGTATTTAACACAAGTATCAGTAACGACATTGTTGCTGGTAAACCTAATGTGTTGTCTTCTCAAGCAGATGATGAATTATTAATAAACAGAACATCCGGCGACACTGGACTAAAAAAAATTAATAGAATAAATTTGTTTAGTGCAATACAGGGGTTAACACCAACAGGAACTGTAGTTCCTTTTGCCGGAGGCGCCGCGCCTATAGGTTGGTTATTATGTGACGGCACAGAAGTTTTAATAAGTGCTTACGGACAATTATATGATGTAATTGGCACTACATATAAAGCATCGCCTACTTCGGGATATTTTGCCCTACCGGATTTACGTGGTAGATTTTTATTAGGTGCTGATAATATGGGCGGAACAAGTGCTGATGTTGTTACATCAGGCTCTGCAGATGTAATTGGTGCAAAAGATGGTGCAGAACAAATTACAATAACAACTGAAAACTTGCCTGAACACGAACACGATCTTAGAGGTGATAGCGGCGACCAATATTATGCGATTAGAGATGTAAGTGGCACACCAAATGATAATGAAGCAATTATTTATGATGCACCAACAGGAACAGGTGCTGGTCAAGCATATCCTGCAAGTGGTGGTATATTGACAGAAGATAGCGTAGGGCAACCAATAAGTGTTATGAATCCGTTTATGACAATGAATTTCATAATTTATACTGGAGGGTAAGAGTAGTGAGTTATAGACTAAACAGAACAGATGGTGAATTACTAGTAGACTTAACTGACGGAATACTTGATTTAACTACTACTGACTTAACTTTAATCGGAAAAAATTACAAAGGCTTTGGTGAATTCCTTAATGAAAACTTTATTGCTTTATTAGAAAATTTTGCATCAACATCTCAACCTACAAATCCTATGGTAGGTCAACTATGGTATGATAAACAAGATGCAAGGTTAAAAGTATATGATGGTACAGTCTTTAGACCTGCTACAGGTAGTGTTGTAAGCAGCACAAGACCTACCAATTTGAATGTAGGCGATATTTGGATTGATAACGAAGAAAATAAATTATATATTTGGGATGGAAGTGATTTAACATTGGTCGGTCCTGAATATAGTGCAGGACAAGGCAAAACAGGATTTGAAGTTACAAGCCAATTAGATGCAACTGATGTACAACGAACTATACTAAAACTATTTTTAGGCGGCACACTTGTAGGTATATTTTCACCAGAAACATTTTATATTTTACCTGAATATGCTATAGCAGGGTATCCACAAGTTGCAGGTGATTCACAAAATAGACAATTATTAGAAAAAGGATTCAATGTAGTAAACAGTGAATTTTTTTATAGAGGTACAGCAACTAGTGCTAAAGGACTTGTTGATGATGCAGGTATTGTTAGGTCTGCTGAAAACTTTATACCTACAGATGCAAACGGTGCAACTACAGGTAGTTTAAAAATTAAAAACAGTGCAGGACTAAGTGTAGGAGTCGGCGAAACAGAATATGCAATTTTAAAAATTGCCGGAACCACAGCAACATTAGAAACACAACAAAGTAACGGAGACCTTGCATTTAAGGTAAGATCAGGTAGTAGTTTCTTACCTGCGATGTATGTAGACACTAGTGAAAAATATATAGGCATTTGGAAATCCAATCCAGCATACAGCTTAGATGTAACTGGAGATGGAAGATTTACAAGCAACCTTACAGTTGGCGGTAACTTATTAGTAGAAGGAACAACTACACATTTAAACACAACAACATTAAGAGTTGAAGACAAAAATATAGAACTAGGCATACTAGATGACAGTACAGAAGCAACTGATGCACAGATAGATGGCGGCGGCATAATAGTAAGAAGTTTAAATGGAAGTAAAGATTGGACTTGGCAAGCAAGTACAAGTGCTTGGACAAGTAATCAAGATATAAACATTCAGTCTGGAGTTGATAATCCAGATCCAGCTTTAATGGTAGACGGTGTGGATATTTTGACTAAGACAACACTTGGTAGCACAGTTAATAATGCGTTAGGACTTACTAGAGTAGGGACACTATCTGAACTCACTGTTGATGATATAAATATAAACTCGGCAACAATTACTAGAATAAACGGCACTGGACTTAATATTGTAGCTGGAGGAGACATTACTGTTGATAGTCAAAATATTACAGGACTAGCAGAACCTTCTGCTGCTACAGATGCCGCAACAAAAAATTATGTTGATGTACAATTATATAGTAAAGATGTAATTATAAGTTTAGACGTAACTGGATTGACTGACCCAGATCCAATTGGATCAGTAGACGGACCAAAAAATAGTATTGCTACATTGTTACAAAATATGCAATCAGCAAGTCAATATGAAACTGGAACTACTGCATATGTAATGGCAACTTCATATACTGGATCAACAGTATCTGGTATCACTGTTGACATCACAACTAGCCCGGATACATCTGGGGTGCTTACTAAGTCTTCTATTGCAGTTGATAAAGACAATGTAAGCAGTTCTGAAACAGTAATTCAAGATATTAGTCAAAGTAATGATGCAAGCGGTGTTGCTACACTAACAGCTATAAGATATCTTTATGAATATACAGTATCTGCAAACACTTGGACATTTGTACGCAGGACTCTACAGACAGTAACATAATGACAAAAGCGATAAATAAACATATAGGGGTAATACATGTCATATACAATTAATAGATATAACAATGTTCAGCTAACAGTTGTAGAAGATGGAACTATAGATCAGACTACAGACTTAAAACTAGTAGGTAAAAACTATGCTGGATATGGAGAAATACAAAACGAGAACTTTGTATTTTTACTTGAAAATTTTGCTGGTGCAGCGCAACCGCCAAAAGCACTAAGTGGTCAAATTTGGTTCGATACTAGTAATAGTAAATTAAAATTTTATGATGGAACAAAATGGAGAACTACTGGTGGAGCTGAAGTAAGTGCAACTACCCCTGCTGGACTTGCTTTAGGTGATTTTTGGTGGGACACAGGAAATGAACAACTATATGCATACAACGGCACATCATTTGTATTAGTAGGACCACAAGGTGTGGGCGATACAGTCACACAATTCCAAAGTACTAACATTAGAGATAACGGCGGAACTTCTAGACCAGTTATAAAATCTATTATTAACGATGAAGTTATCCATATTATTAGTGCCCAAGAATTTACAATCGGCACAGAAGATGCATCTGACTATCCTGGATTTGATGTTGTAAGACAAGGGTTAACCCTTAAAAATACTATTAACTCAACAGGTGGTGTTACATCAACAGGACATAGATTCTGGGGTACAGCTTCAAATGCATTAAAATTAAACGGTATAGACGCAAGTAATTATGTTGTGTCTACTCCTGGATCAGCAACAGAATTTACTACAGTAGTTGAATTTTCAGATTTAGGATTAACTGTAGGTAACACAAATGACTTAGCAATTAAGATTGTAGACGACAATAAAGGATTAATTGCAAACGAGCAAGGAACACAAACATACTTCCAAGTTCAAAACTCAAGTGCTGCACAGAAGATGCCTTTGAGATTAACAGCGGAAGCAATATTACCAGGATACAGTAATGTAGCTACTTGGACAGGTGTTGAAACTGTAAATATTGGTTCAGCATCAGCAGGCTTTAGCACAGTGTATGCAACTACTTTTAGCGGAACTGCAACAAATTCACAAAAATTAGAAGTTGGCGGAGTTTCAAGAAGCGCAAGTACAAGTGCTACAGCAAATACCGTTGCAGGTAGAGATGGTGCAGGTGATTTGACTGCAAATGTGTTTAGAGGAACAGCAACATCTGCACAGTTTGCTGACTTAGCTGAAAAATATACATCTGATAAAGATTACGAGCCAGGTACAGTATTAGTATTTGGTGGAGAAGCAGAAGTTACAGAATGTAAAATATTCTGCGATCAAAGATTAGCAGGTGTTGTATCAACAAATCCAGCACATTTGATGAACGAAGGAATTGACGGAGTAGCGATTGCACTTAAAGGTCGTGTACCATGTAAAGTAGAAGGTGTAGTAAGAAAAGGTGACATTTTAGTTACTGGGCCAGTACCTGGAACAGCAACAGCACTCAAATCTGATAGTGCTATGCCTAGCCCTTATTGTGTAGTAGGAAAAAGTTTAGAGGACAGCGACGATGCTGGAGTCAAGATGATTGAAGTTGCAGTATAAACACGCATAAATACATGCAGAGCTAAAGGAAAGATATTATGGCAGTAAGCGTAGGCGACAGTATTACAGCAGCACAATATAATGGTTTGCAAAGCAGAGTTGCAACTATTATGGGTACTGGCTCAGGAACCAACGGATATGGACAAAGTTTAGCCAGTTCGCAGGTTAGTGCCGGCTCGGTAATTACAGCTGCTCAATTTGATAACTTACGTACAGATATAAACAAAGCAAATAATCATCAAAGTGGTGCAAATGCGTCTATAGGTGATATTGCAGTAGGACAGATTATAGGAGCCGATGCTAGTGGCACCAGTTTAGGTGCGTTAAATGTAACTACAGAAGGTTTTAACGATTATGATGTAGCAGTTGGTGTAATTGAAACAAATAAATTATTGATTGATGCAGGAAATAGTTCTGTTGAAGCTGCAACAAGTAGTCAAAGAACAACTCCGTGGGGCGGTGGCGGCGGAGGCACAGTAGATCATATCTTCACAGTAACTTTTGCTAGTGCAGATGCACGTAGACACTTTTTTAACTCCGGCGGCGAAATAAGATTTAGTGCAACTAGAACTGGCGGCAGTGGTTCTAAGGATACTGATTGGACAAACATGTTGACTGCTATGGGAACAATCAAAATGAATTATACCACCACAACCGCAACTGGAACAGGTACTGCACAGTCAATAGGAAATGGAGATTTAACCGGAACCTATCAAACAATTTTCGAAAAGAGTGGTTCTGGACTATATGCAGAGAACCTTTACAGGATTAGAGCTAGACAAGATAGCACATCAGTTTTAAGATTTGAAATTCAGTTCCAAGACAATGATGAAGGAGACGACCAGGGCGGAGCAGGTTCAACAGGACCTGTAGATGAAAACGTTACTGGAACACTTACAAGCACTATACAACAGCTTAGAGCAACAGGATCTAACGTGTCAGTTACAACTCCTACATATACAAATACAAGCAACTTATAATCAAATAATACTTGACAAACTAGCCGTTTTAGTATATACTATAACAGTATACACAAGGAGATCCTATGGACGAACGACTAGAAAAAGCTCTAGAATTTTCTAATTTTTTAGAAACACAAAATAATCAAAAGCGTATTTTTCTCAAACAATATAAAGATAATCTTATTCATTATGCTTACGGACATAAGTTTACTGCATCTACACAATTAATAAATTTATTGTCTGTTCTTATAGAAACTGATCAAGAACAGATAGTTATCTTAGATGACAATGAAACTCCGGTAACAATCGACAATCCTGAAGAATTTATGAGAGATGTCGTAGGTGTGTATATATTTGCTAGTAGGAAATATGCTAAAGACTATGATGATATAAAAAAGAATCGGTCTGTTGAAGGTTTAATACATATATGACAAACGGAGTAGTATTATTTGCTTTTAACAATTCAGATATAGATTATATAAAACAAGCGATATATTGTGCAAAGCGAGTAAAAAAATATCTAGGACTGCCAGTACAGCTTATAACAGACTCTGCTGGCTATATGGAGGATACTTATCCTTTCTATAACAAATATATCGATCAAGTTACATTTTCACCTTCTCCAAAAAGCACAACAAAAAAATTTTATGACGGTATACATACTAATTATAAATTAGAATGGAAAAATGGCGCACGTGACAGTGCTTTTGATCTTTCCATTTTTGATAAAACACTTGTTATCGATACAGATTTATTAATTAGTAACGACAAACTTTTAAAGTGTTTTGATTTTCCTGATGATTTTATGATTGCAAAGGATTATAATCTAGTCAATCAAAATAAATTACATCCTGATTTAGATAGAATAAGCGATACTACAATACCTATGTATTGGGCAACTATATTATATTTTACAAAAAGTAAAACATCTGAAACAATATTTAATTTTGTTCAACATATCAAAGAAAATTATAATTATTATAGATTAATTTATAGGATTACACAAAGACAGTTCAGGAATGATTATGCCTTCAGTATAGCAATTCATACAATGCGAGGATTTGTAGAAGATTGCAACTGGCCAAGTGCTATTCCTAGTGATATGTGGGTTTCTTCTGATAGAGATATTCTATTAGATGTAAACGATAATACAATTAAATTATTAACGCATAAAGACAATGATTATACTGCTGTAAAAATAAAAGATGCTACAACGCATGTAATGAATAAATTTAGTTTGAACTCTTTTATAGACAAGGAGTTTACAAATGAGTAACGGTGTTTGTTTAGTAGCACAAAATAATGCTGATACAAATTATGTAAAACAGGCATATGCATTAGCATTAAGTATACTTGCTTATTCGCCTAGTACAAACATAAGTTTAGTTACTAACGACGAAGTTCCTTATGATGTATTTGATAAAATTATTCCAATACCATGGAGTGATATGTCCTACAATAACTGGAAGATTGAAAACCGCTGGAAAGTTTATCATGTGACTCCGTACAGAAATACAATAGTATTTGATGTAGATATGCTAGTGCTTGAAAATATTGATTATATTTGGAATCATTATCACGATCTTGTTTTTACTAGTAATGTAAAAACATATAGAAATGAATTAGTAACAAATAGATATTATAGAAAAACATTTGATGCTAACAACTTGCCTAATGTTTATACAGGAATGTACCAATTTTCAAAGTGTAATAACACCCATGCATTTTTTGTATTGTTAGATTTAATAATGAGGCACTGGAAAATTTTTTATAAAAAGTACGCACCTAACAAATTTCAAGATTGGTGTAGTGTTGATGTTTGTGCAGCAATAGCTTTAAAAATATTAGACAATCAAGGAGACACGTTGCATAACGATAGCTTACTGTCTTTTACACATATGAAACCTTATGTGCAAAATTTAACTTCTACACCTACAAACTGGACCGATATTCTTCCTGTAGATTTAGATAATACTGTTATTATAAATGGTTACAAACAATCAGGAATTTTACATTATGTAGAAGACGAATTTTTGACAAATGATGTGTTAAAATGGTTAGAGGAAAGAGTATAATGTTTTACATATATTTTGACATAGACAGCAAACATATTTTAGGCATCACCAACGAACTAAACAACTCTAATGAAAATTATATAATCAAATCTTACGAGGATGTAGAAAAATTCCTTACAGGCGAATTAAATTTTAATGAATACAAACTACAAGAAGATGTTAGAGTAAAAGGAACTTTCCATATTGTTTCTAAAGATTACGAACCTACAATAGATTACGAAAATCCTTATGTAACAATAAGTAGAACACCAAAACATCAAGAAAACAGTATACAATTTTTAAAAAGTAATTCAAATTTTATTGTTAATAATTTTTTAGATAACGAAACATGCAAAGAACTTAACAGCGGAACAGATTACATAAAAGAATATTATATTGTAAAAAGCAGTAATAGATTTGTTTTATTAGATAGTTTTCAGATTAACTTAAAGGAATTTTCTACACAAAAACAACTAGTGATAAGTACAAACATTACAGACGAAGATTTTTATATTCTTACGTATAACAGTCATATAGAACATGTATATAACGGAGAACAAATTGAAGATTATTGATTACGATATTATCTACCTGTCATATGATGAGCCTAATGCTGAAAAGAATTATGCAGATTTACTTACAAAAGTTCCGTGGGCAAAGCGTGTGCATGGTGTAGAAGGTTCAGATGCTGCACACAAAGCCTGTGCAAAATTAAGCGAAACAGATAGATTTATTACTGTTGACGGTGATAATCAAATTAATCCAGCATTTATATTGCAAGAAATAGATTTTGAACAACATGCCGATTTGGAACACAGTGTAATTAGCTGGTGTGGCAAAAATATTATTAATGGACTTATGTACGGCAACGGCGGGCTTAAATGCTGGCCTAAAGAATATGTGTTAAACATGCGTACACATGAAAATGCTGATCCAGATAATTTACAAGCTCAAGTAGACTTTTGCTGGGATTTAAAGTACATACAACAGAATAGTTGTTATAGCAATGTGTACAATAATGAAACACCGCAACAGGCCTGGAGAGCAGGTTTCCGTGAAGGTGTCAAAATGGCACTTGATCAAGGTGTAAAACCTACACAAGAAGATTTTCTTAAAGGCCATTGGAAAAACTTACATAGACTATGGATATGGCTCATGGTAGGTGCAGATGTTGAAAACGGTCTTTGGGCTATATATGGTGCTCGCGAAGGTCTGTATAAAACAATGTGTTCTGATTGGGACTATGTACAAGTACGTGACTTTGAATACCTTAACGAAATGTGGGAACAAGATGTAAGTCATATTAAACCGATATATTTGCACGATGAAGTAAGCGATATAGGTGAAAAGATAAAACAAGAGTTAGATATACCTATAGCACTTAACCCTTTAGATGCTGAACAAAGTAAATTTTTTAAAACAGTATATCAAAACCCTAGCCGTAACCCTCAGCAACAATTTGTGATTGATCCAGAATGAAAAAAGATACAATATGTGCAATACCGTGGATGCATTTAAATTTTGAACCTAATGGAAAAGTTGTTCCTTGTTGTTTGACATCTACACATAATTATTTTGCAGGTGACCTAAATACAGATTCTATTGAAGAAATTTGGAATAGTGATAATATGAAGTCACTTCGTTTACAAATGATTAATGGAGAGCAACCTAAAATATGCAGTACTTGTTTTAATAAAGAAAGTGTAACAGGACTAAGCGGACGTATACATCATAATAAAGCGTTTCCTCAAGTGCTTGAGCGTATTCCAGAAATTACTGACGAAACTGGCCATGTTTCAGAAATGAATTTACTTTACTGGGATTTTAGATTTAGCAACTTGTGTAATCTTAAATGTAGAAGTTGTGGACCAAGGTACAGCAGTGCTTGGGTACCAGATGCAAAAAAATTAGGACTAATTTCAGATCAAGACAAAGTATGGAACATTGATTCTGTCGATGATGCAAATAATTTTGATTTTCTTACTGAACAAATTGGTGTAGTTGAAAAGATTTATTTTGCTGGAGGCGAGCCGTTGATGATGGACGAGCATTGGCAAATACTTGAGCTGTTAGATAAAAACAAAAGACATGATGTAAAGATATGTTATAATACAAATTGTACTACATTTACATACAAAAATAAAGATGTATTTGATTACTGGAAGAATTGGAATGCTGACAAGTTAGAAATATGGCCCAGCATAGATGAAATAGGTTCCAGAGCAGAACTTATACGTTCTGGAACTGTTTGGAATAGGGTAGAAAATAACTTAAAAAGATTAACAACCTTAGATAATACATTGATAAAACCTGGCATAACAGTAGGTGCTTGGAACGTATTCAGACTTCCTGAAATAATAACACATCTAGTAGACATTGGTGTTATTAACAGTAAAAGACATTATCAAAACTTTTTCCTTAATTTAATAGAAATGCCATTACATTATAATATAACTATACTACCAGATAAATTTAAAAACAAGACTAGGAAACGTCTTATAAAATTTATAGGCAGTTTTAATAAAAAGCATAATACAGATATTAGAGAGCATTTTACTCAGATACTATCTGAGCTATCAAAAGATCATAATCCCAAGGCCGCACATAGGTTTGTAACAATGACAGCAAAAGTAGATAGTGTAAGAAAAGAACAGTTTTATGATGTTGTTCCTGAATTAAAAATGCTACAAAAGGCATATGCACCAGATGTATGATATAGCATTTATAAGTTACAATGAAGTTGAAGCAGATAAAAATTGGAAAATATTAAAAGATAATTTTCCTTATGCAAAACGCACGAATGGCGTGAAAGGAATACATCAGGCTCATATTGAAGCAGCAAAAAAAGCCTGTACTAGAATGTTTTATATTGTTGATGCAGATGCTGTTATTATAAATAATTTTGATTTTAGTTATGTACCTCCAAAATACGAATTAGATCATGTGCATGTTTGGCGAAGCCAAAATCCAATCAACGACTTAGTATATGGATACGGTGGTGTAAAACTATTTCCAAGAACCGAAACTATAAACATGGATACTAATAAACCTGATATGACTACAAGTATTAGTGATAAGTTTAAATTAATGCAGGATATATCAAATATAACAGCATTTAATGTAGATGAATTTAGTACATGGCGCAGTGCATTTAGAGAATGTGCTAAACTTGCAAGCAAAACAATAGATAGACAAAACGAGGAGGAAACTAATGCAAGACTTAAAACTTGGACAACCGTGGGACACGATAGACCATTTGGCAAATATGCTTTGGCAGGCGCTGCCGCTGGTATGGAGTTTGGCCTTTCTAGCGGGGCTGACCTTCGGTTAATAAACGACTTTAACTGGCTTAAGGAGAAATACAATGCAGATTGCTGAAATACTAGATAGATTAGAATTACTATACCCGGACAACTCTATCTTTAGTGATCTAAGAAAAACCTTATTAAGTCAAGATAAGTTTGCATTGTTTAGAATTATACAAGGATTTACAGGCAGTCAATTAATTGAAGGTATGCGTAAGTATAAAGACGATGACAGTTTTAATGCAGACTGTTTTAGTCGAGGACAACTAGAAAGCAAACTATGGTTGTTAACCGAATTAGGAAAACTTAATGTAGAACTAGGCACAGTGTTCTTATGTGCAGGATGGTATGCTACACTTGCTACAATGTTATTTGAAAGTGACATCAAAATAGATAAAGTTAGATCTTTCGACATTGATGAGTCATGTGTAGACATTGCTGAAACATTCAATAAGCCGTGGTTTGTAGATGAATGGCGTTTTAAAAGTATTACACAAAATATTATGGATATTAATTACAATCAACATGTTTGGCAGTATTGGAGTAATGCTAATAATAGAATGAGCTACCCTATTACTGATAGTCCAGATACTATTATAAACACAAGTTGTGAACACATTGAAAACTTTCAAGAATGGTATGATCTAATACCAGATGGCAAGTTAGTTGTATTGCAAAGCAATAATTATTATGAAATTGAAGAACACGTTAATTGTGTCAGAAGTATAGAAGAGTTTGCAGTAAAAGCACCTATGGATAATATTTTATACAGTGGCGAATTAGATCTGCCCAAGTACAAGAGGTTTATGTTAATTGGATTTAAGTAATTTAACATTAAGAGAAATGCAAACTGAAAGTGCAAGAGCACTGAGCACTATACAAGCGACTAATAATAACATACACCAATTTAACAAACAAGCACACCACAATAGTGAAAATTGGTATAAGGCTGTAATAGAGTGGTATGTAGAACAATATGGCGACTTACCTAGTCGTACAGGGCCTGGCAAAGAAATAAAGTTAGTATTAGATGTATAATTATCAAGATATAAAAACAATACACCTTGAGGTAACACAAAACTGTCAAGCAAGTTGTCCTATGTGCGATCGTAATATGAATGGAGAAGGTATTAATCCTCATATAAATTTAGATGAACTATCACTGCAAGACTGTAAAGACATATTTACTATTGCATTTATAAAACAATTAGACACAATGTATATGTGTGGTAACTTAGGTGATCCTATTGTTGCTCGAGACACACTAGAAATATTCAAATACTTTAGACAACACAATCCTAACATGTGGTTAAGCATGAATACAAATGGAGGCGCAAAGAATGAAGAATGGTGGAGAGATTTGGCAACAACTTTTGGTCGCATGGGTGCTGTTATCTTTAGCGTGGACGGTCTTAGGGATACTAATCACATTTATCGGCAGGGTGTTGTTTGGGACAATGTAGAACGTAACATGCGAGCATTTATAGATGCTGGAGGCAGAGCACGTTGGGATTATCTAATATTCGAACATAACCAGCACCAAGTTGACGAAGCTGAAGCACTTGCAAATGCATGGGGATGCGAAAAATTTATGAAAAAGAAAACAGGAAGATTCATTGACACAAATTCAAATAAAAAAGAAAAGCATCAGGCCAAAGACCGCAAAGGCAAAGATACAGCCGAGCTCAAAAAGCCAGACGCAAAGTACCAGAACAAAGCACTTACCAAGCAAGAGGCTATCCTCAAGAAATACGGTAGCATGGACGCATATTATGACGCGGCTCCTATTATTTGTAAAGTTAAAAAAGAAAACAGTTTGTTTATTACAGCAGAAGGACTAGCATTACCCTGTTGTTGGACAGCTGGACGTATGTACAAGTGGTGGCATAAAGATCCTAAAGTAGAACAGATATGGGACTTTGTTGATAAAAAGGCATTAGATGCTCGTAACGGATTAAGCAAAGTTTTTGATACAGGAATATTTGATCGTATACAAGAAAGTTGGGCAAAGCCTAGTTGCAGAGATGGTAAATTAAAAGTCTGTGCTACAAAGTGTGGATCCGAGTTCGATCCCTTTGCAGAGCAGTTTAAATAAGTACATTATGAGCGATAATACATTACCATCAGAAACTTTCTGTGCGTTACCATGGATGCATCTAAGCAGTAGACCAGACGGAAAAATGCGTACCTGCTGTACATCAAATGCAAGTAGTGTACAAGATCCTGATTCAAATAAAAAAGTAGGCGGCGGAGAAGTAGGCATTGTAAAAAACGATGACGGCGTCCCTGCTAACTTCAATCACACCACACTTGAAGAAGCATGGAATAGTGGTTATATGCGTAACGTTCGTAAAATGATGTTGCGTGGAGAAAAGCCTGCTAGTTGTCTTAAATGCTACAAGGAAGAAGAAGCAGGACATTTAAGTAAACGCAACTGGGAAACACAATACTGGGGAAATAGATATAATTTACAAGAACTAGTAGATGAAACTAAGGTAGATGGTAGTATTCCTCCTAAGATACGCTATATAGACCTTAGATTAGGAAGTAAGTGCCAACTAGCATGTGTTATGTGTTCACCACACGACTCAACAGGATGGATCAAGGACTGGCAAGCAATTACACCACAAATGAAAAACGAAAAACTTGCTAATACAAGTCAATGGACAAACAAAGGTCGTAATGACGGAGCAAGTTATAACTGGCATAAAAATAATCCACGTTTCTGGGCTGACCTAATGGATCAAATTCCGCATATGTATCAATTGTATTTTGCAGGCGGCGAAAGTTTAATTATTGACGAACACTATGAATTATTAGAAGAATGTATTAAACGTGGTCACGCCAAAAATATGGAACTACGTTATAATTCAAATGCTGTAGAATGGCGTGATGATTTATTTGATTTATGGGCACAGTTTAAGCGTGTGCGTTTCCATTACAGTATTGATGCGTATGGAGAACAAAATGACTACATACGGTATCCCAGCACTTGGAAACACCAAGAACGTGTATTCCATATGTTAGATGATACAGCGCCACAAGTAGAAGTTACAACAGCAACTACTGTTATGGCACTGAATGTAGCCTACATACCTGAGTTTGTGCAATGGAAGGTACAGCAAGGCTTTAAAAAATTAAACAAATGGCCTTTAGGAGCAGGTGGGATAAACATGCATTTTGCATATTGGCCACCTCAGTTAAATGTAAAAGTATTACCTGCACATATTAAAAAAGAAATAACAGACAAATATGAAAATGAATTTTATCCTTGGATGGAAGAAAATTGGCAACTGTTTACCGGTGTAGAAGAAGCAGGTATTACAAAGGAAAAATGGCTTAATGCACCTTATGGTATGAAGCGATACAAAGGTATTATTAACTTTATGAACAGTGAAGATTGGAGTGCAAGACTTCCTGAGACAAAAGAATACCTCAACCTTATAAATGAACGCAGAGGTTGGACAGAAAAATTTCCACAAGTATTTCCAATACTAAAGGATATATTATGAAAATATCAGTATTTGGTTGCAGTCATTCGGGAATAGGTCCAAGAAAATGGAATCAAACATGGCCATATTTTTTACATAAATTTACAGGGCTAGAAATTAGTAATTTTGCAATTGGAGGCAGTAGCACACAATTTCAATATGAAATTTTTAATGATAATATAGGTAATTTTGATAAGTTTATATTTCAGTTTACTGTGCCTTACAGGTTGACAAAACAGATAGGTCCTATCAATCAGAAAAAATTTGGTACGTATACTTATTTCCCTAGTATGACAGCTAATAATTTAGAACGCAGTACAGCAGGAAAATTCAACGAAGAATATAAAGAATGGATAAAAAATGATGATGGAGAAATACTTAATGAATACAAAAATATTTGCAAAGAAGTAAGTAATCATGAAAAATGTTTATTTTCGTTTTATATGATGAGACATAAGTCAAATGTACAAGATATAGAAATAATGCAAAATAATTTTCCAAAACTTATTACAGATACTGGAATTCATCTTCAAATGAAAGAAAATAAAAAAATTGCAACCTATATAAAGGAAAAATGTAAACTATGAATATAGATGATAAAAACTTTTGTGTTGTTCCTTTTGTACAGTTGAACACTAGAGGTAAAGGTGATGCTAGGGTTTGTTGTAGTATTACGGGTATTGAAAGAGGCATACCTAAAGATCTATTGTTAGATGAACTAAATGACGAAAACTATAACGCTGAAACACCTGTATACAATTTACAAAATGATGCTATTGCAGATTTGTGGAATAGCAAATTCATGCGTGACTTTAGAATGAAAATGCTTCGAGGAGAGCATATACCTGCATGTGAGTTTTGTCACCGAATGGAAGCAAGCGGATTGACATCCAAGCGTATAGGTAAAAATGCAAGATTTAAAGAAAAGACACTACCTCTATTACAAAAATATTATGAACGTAATGGATATGTAGATGTAATGCCACAGTGGTGGGAAATACGCTTGTCAACAAAATGTAATTTAAGTTGTATCATGTGTACTCCAGGTCTAAGTTCTATGATGTATAAAGAATATTCAAAATGGGAAAAAGAAGGAAACTTACATCATATGATGCAGGGTGCTTTGAATATTGCTAAAGAAAGCGGCGAAGAATATCTCAGTAGTAGTAAGTATTTCAAAGAACAAATTATGGATAATCTAGAACATTGTTTGTTTATGGAGTTTAGAGGAGGAGAAGTATTTGCTGATAAACCTAGTGTACGATTTATTGACAGTATTGGAAATACTGAATATGCAAAAAATATTCAATTAGATATTAGCACTAATGCCACATTAATTACATCTGAAGTTGTAGAGGTTTTAAATAAGTTTGCTGGAGGAACACTGAGATTTAGTATTGATAGTTTTGAAGATGAAGATGAATATATTAGGTATCATACTGAATGGCAAAGTGTTATAGACAGCATGACTAATTCAAGAAAACTACACAAAGGTTGGCGATTCCTTACACAAACTACTGTGCAATCGTTAAACTGTCTTAGTATGGATAAGTTGATTACTTTCTTTGATGATTACATAAAGCAAAATGATTCACAGAGATTTTATTTAGGCTTTACTACTGTCCGAGGTAAGGACTTTCTACGACATGAGATGGTTAGCTTAGAAGATAGAAAAATACAAATTGAAAAGTTAGAAAATATACGAAGCACTTTGCATATTTTTAATAAACATAAAAAGAAACAACATTATAATGATGCATTAGATATGCTGACATCGGTTCTAAGTATGCCAGAGTATAATAGTGATTATTTAAATAAAAGATCAATTGAATACTTCCAAACATTAACAAAATTACGTGGCATCGATTATTTTGATAAATTCCCTCAGTTAAGGAAGATAAATGTATAGAGTAGAGTACCCTAGATGTTTAAATCTTAGAGAAATGTATGTAGCTGCTGATGGGCAATGCATGCCTTGTTGCGATTTATCATTAGGACAAGGCAAAGCAACAACTACACAAGGAGATTTGAATTTTGGCTCTTGGGAACTATTTTTTAAAAAAGAATGGCATTTAGGTTACAATGACATAGACTCAATAAAAGCAGATATGAGATCCTGGATTGGAGACATCCAACAATATAAATTAAGTCCTATTAAAAAATGTTTTAAAACTTGTAATGTGAAGTGGGAGCATAAACGGAGTTACTATCATTTAGAATTAAGTACACGATGTACTTTGAGATGTCCTAAATGTCCTAGAACACGTTGGTCAGAAGTTAGTCCTAATAATATATTTAAAAAAATGGATATGAAATACGAACAAGTAGAAGCTCTTGTAAAAGATAAAAGCAACAAATACTTTTTACTACAAGGAACTTTGGGAGATCCTGTCTTTCATCCAAGGATATTTGATATTATAAAAATGATTTCTCAACATAAAAAATTTTTTATAATGTCTACTGCATCTCCCTCTAGAACTGTTGAGTGGTGGAAAGAATTTTATAGTTGCTATGATGATAACCATCTTAATATAGTTAAATTTGGAGTAGACGGCTTAGCCGATACTGCTCATATGTATAGAAAAGGAACAGAGTTTGATAAAGTTTGGAAAGCAATGAAACTAGGCGCCAAATTAGGAAAAAAAATAGAATGGCAATTTATTCCGTTTAGATTTAACGAACATCAAATCAAAGAAGCTGAAAAAATGGCCGAAGATAACAACATACAATTTAAACTGTTTAAAAGCAATCGCTGGGATAATGATGAAGATCCTTTGCGTCCTATTAACGAAAAATTATATGTACAACAAAGAGGTTATTGATGACAGACACTAAATGCCCTATACCTTGGATGAGCCAAAGCTATCGAGCTAACGGAGATATCAGAGTTTGTTGTCAAGCACAGCACGGCCCAACTGGAGGCATACTTAAAGACGAAGATGGTAATGTAATTAATGCTAGGAATAGCGATCTTAATGAAATAAGAAATGCGCCTATCGACAAAGATATACGC